AAACACCACCATTGACGCCAGAATGACACGTAGAACATAACAACTGGGTGGGTCAGTTCTCGGTGACAATGCCGGGTCAAATCTCAGTGGCAATCAACAGGCAAAAGGAAGAGAAACCGCCATATTCTATGACCTATCAGACAGTTTTGCCAAAGTCAACGCAACATGTTGACTCGATGCGCCTAATGTGTGATGTGTAGGCAGCAAATGGAGTCTGCACATGAATCACACCATCAAAACTGTCGCTGACCGGGTTACAGCCACGTTCCAACTGGACTTTAAGGGCCATACGCGAATCCAGCGCGTTCTGCGCAACATGCTCGACAAGGCAGTGCTCGAAAGCGCGCTGGATGAAAGCGATGCAAGGGGAACCCGCCGCTTTTCGGATAGTGAAGCTGCAATCGCGCTTTTGCTTTTCCCTCTTGCGCGCATGGCTGTCGAAGTGCGGACGTTGCGCCAGATTGCAAGTCAGCTTCGCGGGGTCGATACCCTTGCCGGGGCGACGCAAATCGAACGCTTGCTGGTCGCTGCCCGCAATGGGACGCCCGCACATCTGATTGTTTCGCTGGTAGGTATCGACACGATCACCGCGCGAATCGCAATTGATGGTCAGGGACCAGAAGATGGCGCTGCGGAAATTCTGAGCGATTATCAGGCGACGCAAGGAACACCGCTTGCCGTGACAACGCTTCCAGCGACCATGCTCTTGTCGCCCTTGGTGACGGTGAACTGACTATGGCTTTCCCGTTCGCCCGCCTGTTCAAGCGTGACGCCGCCCCAAGGCGCACCCGTCGCTTTGACGCGGCTGCCGGGGGCCGTCGCGGCTGGGGCATGGGCACTTTCGGTCGAACGGGGACGGAAACCCAAGCGGCTGGGCCGGGGCTGTGCGCGCGTGCCAGATACCAATATGCGAACAACCCATGGATCAGAAATGCGGTGGACAACCTTGTAGCGTCGCTTGTGGGGGCTGGAATTGAACCCACTGGCGACCCGGAAGCCGTCGCGGCCTATAACCTCTGGGCCGATCAGGCTGACGCGGATGGGCGCACTGACTTTCGCGGCCTTCAAGCTGAAATCGCAAAGGCTCTCGCGACCGATGGCGAAGCCTTCCTGCAACTGATCGACACGCCGGAAGGGCTGCGCGTGCGGCACTTGCCTGCCGAACTGATTGACGAAAGCATGACCCGCGATCTGGGCAATGGGCGTTTCATTGTCAGCGGAGTCGAGTTCAATGCCGATGGCACGCGCGCGGCCTATCACGTCCTGCCAGCGCGTCCGACTGATCTGTTTGCAACCGCTGCGACTCCGGTGCGCATCCCCGCCGCTGAAATCCTGCACATCATGAAACCGATAGGCGCGGGTCAGGTGCGCGGCGTGAGTTGGCTTGCGCCTGTCATCCTGCCCGCGTCCGAACTCGATCAGCTTTGCGATGCGCTGCTGATGGGCGTGAAGGTCGCGGCTATGCACGCTGGCTTCATTGTGGATATGAACGCTGTCGGAACCGCCCAAGACCTTTGGGACGGCGAGTCGCAGCCATCGCTGGAACCGGGAACCTTGGTGCGCCTGCCCGGCGGAACCGATGTGAAATTCAGCACGCCGGGGCAGACCAGCGAAGTTGCGTCATTCCTACGTTTCAACCTGCAACAGATTGCCGCTGGTCTGGGGCTGCCCGATCACATGCTGTCAGGCGATCTGTCAAACGCGAATTATTCATCCTTGCGCGCAGGCTTGCTGCCTTTCCGGCAACGTGTCGAGCAAGTGCAATATCACGTCCTTGTGCCGCAACTGCTGAATCCGCTCTGGCGCGCTGTCATGGCCGATACCGCTGCGAGGGGCGATCTGGACGGCTACGAGTCAGACTCGGCCCGCTTCCTGAAAGTGGAATGGCTGCCCCCTGCCTTCATGCAGGTGGACCCGGAAAAACAGGTCAAAGCCGATATCGCAGAACTGGAAGCGGGTCTGACAAGCCGTCGCAAGCTGGTGGCCGCGCGCGGCTGGGATATGGCCGAACTTGACGCCGAAATCGCTCTGGACGCCCGCAAACCGGAAGGGGGCACAAATGCCACTTGATGACCTGATGACCCGTCGCGCCAGTTTCGCGCCATCCACACTGGACCGGGACGCCGGGACGGTCGAAGCCATCGCCTCGACTTTCGCCCCGGTGCAACGCGGGAGCTTTCTGGAACGCCTCGACCCGGCTGCGATAGCCCCTGAATCCCTCGTGGGGCTGCCCGTGCTGGACGGCCATAAGCAAGGGGCAGCGCGCGACGTTGTGGGGCGTGTCATTGCTGCCCGGATGGATGCGCAAGGGCTTGTTGTCACCATCAAGCGCACCACTGCCCCCGATGCAGACCCCACATGGCACAGGGTCGAAGATGGCACGCTGTCGGGCCTGTCGATTGGCTACAGCGTGGAGAAGTGGCGCGAGTCCAATGAGAATGGTCAGCGCGTCCGCACTGCAACCCAATGGCGCATCCGTGAAGTGTCGATTGTCCCTATCCCAGCCGATCCACAATCTCGATTCAGGAGTCACGAAATGCCCACAACACCCGAAACACTCGAAACAGACGACCGCGCCGCACTGATCCAGCGTTGCCAGACCGCCCATGCTCTGCCAGATGACTGGGCAACCCGCATGGAAGAGGCAGGCGACCTGCTGACCGATCAGGACGTGATCGAAGATGCACGCGCCACGGCACGGGCTGCGCGCCAGACGCGCACTGCCCCTGTGATCCGCACGGCAGCCCCGACGAATGATGACCCGGCAGTGATCCGCACGCGGCAAGTGGAAGCTCTGACCTGTCGCATGACAGGCGAAGCCCCCAGCGACGCCGCGCGCCCCTTCATGGGCTATGGCCTGACAGACCATGCGCGCGACTGCCTGACCCGCTCTGGCGAGTCGGTCGCAGCCCTTGGCCGCGAAGAGCTGATGACCCGCGCCATGCATGGCACGTCAGATTTTTCGATGCTGCTGACAGAGTCCGGGAATCGCGTGCTGGCCCAGAATTATCGGCGGGCGCAGTCGCCCCTGATGACGCTGGCCCGCCGTCGCACCATGGCTGATTTCCGCCCCACTTTGATTCTCAAGCTGGGCGAGTTCACGGGCCTGAAAAAGATCAGCGAATCCGGCGAAGTCAAAAGCATGACCACGGGCGAAGCCAAGGAAGGTTACGCGCTCGAAACCCACGCGGGCACGTTCGCACTATCTCGCAAGGCCATCATCAATGATGACCTAAACGCGTTCGGCCAGTGGGGCGAGATGATGGGCCGCGCGGCTGCGGAAGCCGAAATCGCGCAACTGATGGCCCTCCTGTTGCAGGCAAGCGGCGCTGGCCCGGTCATGGGCGAAGACAATACCCGCCTGTTCCATGCCAGCCATGGCAACCTTGCCAGCCCTGCATCGGCCCTGTCGGAAACGTCGCTGTCAGCCGCGCGACTGGCCATGCGCACCATGAAAGGGCTGGACGGCAAGACGCCTATCGCGGCGACCCCGCGCTATCTGCTGGTCAGCCCGGAACTGGAAACGCAAGCCGAAAAGCTGCTGGCCGCGATCCAGCCTGCCACAAGCGATGATGTGAACCCCTTTGCGGGTCGCCTGTCGCTGCTGGTGGAACCCCGCCTGACCGGCAATGCGTGGTATGTCTTCGCTGATCCGGCTGTCATGCCCGTTCTCGAAGTGGCCTATCTGGCCAGCGCACCGGGGCCGCAACTGTCCAGCCGCGATGGCTGGGAAGTGCTGGGCCGCGAGTTCCGCGTGGTGCTGGACTTTGGATGCGGCGCAACTGACTGGCGCGGCGCATACCGCAACGCTGGGGCCTGATCCCATGGCGACGCTGGCGCAGACCTGATCCGTTTCCGCGATGACCTGCGCGCGGCCCGCTACTCGGGCGCACGCCGCTTCCGCGACCAGAACGGGGAAGAGATCGAATACAAGGGCGACCGGGAAATGGCCGCTGCCCTGTCAGCGCTGGAAGCGGAAATCGCGGCTGCCCAGCGTCGCCCTGCATCCACCATCACTTTCCGAACCTCAAAAGGACTCCACCGATGAAAAACCACGTTCAACCCGGCAACACTATCACCATCCCCAGCCCCGACACCTATGCCAGCGGCGATATCGTGATCCTTGGCAATCTGGCCGGGGTCGCAGCAGGCGACGCGCCTACTGGCGAAGACCTTGACCTGACACTGGTAGGGGTTTTCGATCTGCCCAAGGTCGAGACAGACGCCATCACCATTGGCCAGCCTGTCTTCGCCTCTGGGGGCGTGGTGACGACCGATGACGACTCCGGTGCTAACCCGCTGCTGGGCCATGCAGTTACCGCTGCCCCGAACCCCAGCGGCTTTGTGCATGTGCGCCTGAAAGGCTGACCAGATGACCCCGGCCACCATCAACAGGGACCTTGACCGCTTGCGCCGTGCGCGGGCGAAGGTCGCTTTGCTGGTGGTGGCCGATCCGGTCTATGCGCCGATCTTCAAACGGCTGGAAGATGAAATCGGCAACTTGGAAGCGCTGCAATCCGACGACGTGATAGCGCGCGCCCGTGCCGTGGCCCGTCAGATGGCGACCGCCTGAATCACCCGCGCAAGGTGGTCCAGATCAGCCCCTTTCCCATAGCGTTCCCGTGTCAGGCGGTGGCCGAACAGGTCGCGCCTGATCCTGTCATCTATGCCCGCTGCCAGCATCCGGTCTTCAAATGAATGGCGCAAGGAATACAGAGAATGTCCCGGCGACTCCATCAAGCCATTTTCGCGCAGGAACTTGTTCACGGTCGCAGACAGCGACGGATTGTCAGCATATCGCGGAAACCCGTTCGGGCATTGCCGAAAGGCTTCAAGGCTGACCCCTGCCAGTGGAATGACACGCCGCGCATAGGCCGATTTCAACTGCCGTCCCACAGGTTCAATCGAGATATGCGGGACCTTGTGATCCAGCCTGATCTGGGCAGCGGTCAGGCACGCCCCTTCGCTGGGCCGATAGCCCGTGTTGACCATGCCCAAGACTATGCAGCGCGCTTCCAGATTCAGCCCGTCCAGCGCACCGGGGGCCAGAAGCCGGTCCCTGATCCATGCGACACTGAAAGGGGGGCGTTGCTTCGCTTCCCCTTCCTTGAAAGACAGGTCAGACAGGGGCAAGACCAGCCCCAGCCGTTTCATCTTGTTCGCCGTCTTGAGAACGTCGCCAAGGTGGATCAGGTCTTTGTTCGCGCTGTTCGGGGTCAGGTCTTCCGAGTCCATGCGTTCAATCCACCAGTTACGGAAATCCAGCATGTCATCGCCTGTGATTTCAGCCAGCGGCTTGTCGCCCACAACTGCGATAAAATTCTTCACTGCCTTGATGCGTGGATTCTTCCAGCGGCGCATCTGGTCTTCGCTCTTCCCTCGCGCCCGGTCAGCGGCCAGCGTCCAATAGAGGGACAGCGCGCGGCTGACCGTGATCTGGGGCGACTGTGCGCCGCCCAGAAGCGCCACTGCCTCTTTCGCATCCTGCTTGCCGTCGCGCATCGGCACGGCTGCCACACGCGCCAGAAGCTCTTCGCGGGACTGCTGCGCCACGTCAGCGGCTGGCAGATATCGGAAACCGCGTGCAGCGGCCAGATTGCGCGCTGCCTCAAAGCGCCGTTCCGCGTCGCGGTCATCGCCTGCCATGCGCGCTTCCCAGCCTTCGATCAGGTGGCCCCATGCAACAGGGGCTTTGCTTTCGGCCACAGACTCCGAGTCCGTGTGCAGGCTTATCTGGATCATTTCGCGGGCTTCGACCCGGCGATAACGCAAGGGCACGCGCTTTCGCAGGTATTAGGTCTTCCCGCGTCGCAAGATGGTCATGGCGCGACTCCCGATTCCGTCATGTGTGACAGAATGTGCACCAATATGTGCACCAAAACAAGCGCCAAGGTAAAGCTGCCATTGGCAGTGAAGGGTGAAATACCCTTATTTTCAGCGCCTTACAGGAATGATTGGGGGATTTTAATGGCGGAGAGACAGGGATTCGAACCCTGGGAAGGCTTTCACCCTCAACGGTTTTCGAGACCGCCCCGTTCGACCACTCCG